TTGAAGCTCCTGGTCGCCACTACCAATAAACATAAATTAAAAGAGATCCGCCACATTCTCGGCGTTAAAGTCGAGGGTTTAAAGCTCAACGTGAAAGAGAACGGTAAAACCTTTGAGGAAAACGCGATAAAGAAAGCCCGGGCTGGTGCCCGCAAGTTCAAGCAGTTAACCATCGCCGATGATTCAGGATTGATGGTCAATTGCTTGGATGGACTGCCTGGAGTTAAGTCGGCGCGTTTTGCCACTCCCCCCACCCCTAAAAACCTCTGTCAAAAATTGTTGCGCGTTATGCAGAAGTGTCGGGCAAATCGTGGGGCAAAATTCGTTTGCGCGATCGCTCTGGCTTATCCGGACGGCAGGAGCAGGACTTTTAAAGGTGTTGTGCCCGGCAGGATAATATCCGAAATGAGAGGAAATCACGGTTTTGGATACGATGCGGTCTTTAGGCCCTGCGGATATAAGCGAACTTTCGCCGAGATGTCCCCGGCCGAGAAGAACCGCATCAGTCACAGAGCCAGGGCGCTGGCTAAATTATTTCATTTCCTCAAAAGATGAAGTCAGCAGATTAACAGTAGCATCGGGCGTGGGCTTTCCACTCGCTATTTCTTCTAATGCCAATAAATAAATATTGGCCGCCTCATTTAGCATTTTAAAGGCCGTTTCTTTCTCTTGATCGCCTGGATATCTGTCGGGATGACATTCTCTTGCCAATTGACGGAAAGCTTTTTCGACCTTTGCTTTTTCTGCACCGATCAAAGGGACTTCCAATACTTTCGCGATCGTCGTCATAAATGCGGGTTGTTTATGCTCTGTTTTGGTTAATTCTGTTACTTTCGGCCAACGTTTTGCCATCTCCTCCCGATATGCCGCGCCGAAGGCGTTTACCCGTTCTCCTAATCCGTAAGAAAGACAAGCCCTATAATCGGCCGCTTCGATCGCTTCCTCCAGGGTTTTCACCGCTCGTTTTTTAGTACGGGCAGTCAATATTTGAGCATAGGTTTCCGGTGAGAGCACAAAAGGAAATGCGTTAATAATGTCCAACCTGGCTTCGATCTCCTGCCTGGATTGCACCAGAACCCGGCGGATTACTTTCATCAAGGCCGCTAAATGCGGAAAAGCTACAGCCGAATTGAATATTTTTTGCAAACGGCCCGGACACTCTAATAATTGGACCATTATTTCTCTTTTTTCACCCTGCAACGCCAAGATAAAAGCGATATAGCGGTGATGATCTTCGGTGGTTTCCTTAAAAAGAGGCGCTTCCCATAATCTTTTAAATTCGGCTAAGGCCCAGGGAGCTTTTTCACGTAGCATTGCTGCTACAACTCGATAGCGAACCGCCGGGACTTCGCCTCGGACCAACTGTTCCGCTTCTTTGATCTCGTCAGCTTTTTCTCGGTTGAGCTCGCGGTTCCCTATCGCCCAGGCGGTAAAGAGATTTTCGGTGCGATAGGTTTCGTAATTCCGTCCAATGATCGCGGGATCGATCATTTTTATGCCTTTGACCCCTATTATTTCTCCCAGGTCGCTCCCGTATCGCTCTGCATCAAAAAGGATCAAATTAAGGTCTTCCGCCGCCACTGATCTAAGAAAGCGCAAAGCGCCCGGCCTTTTATCGGTCTTTAACAGCTTGGCTAATTCTGCCAACAATTCTGGAGTTATGAAAGTAGTTTGCCGTGGCCGCAATTTTAGGGTCTGTTCCAACATATCCCTGAACATTCCGCGCCATTCGGGACTGTAATACATTTTGTCCAGCTGAACAATTCCCGTTACAACCGGCGTGATCGCGGCGGGGCTAACCGTGGCCAAGGCACCAGGCCGGTCGCCTCCGGATTCCAACCGTCTTGTTTCCTCTTCTAAATCCATAGCGCACATGGCGCCAAGCTCTTCCTCCATTAGGTCAAATGACCGCGTGATGATTTGGTGCTTTTCAAACAGCAGCCAGTGGACCAGGTCGCGGCCTAATGATACTTGAGCCAACAGGTTGGCATAGTGAGGTAGATCTTTTAGTAATTCCAAAAAGATCACTTCGGCGCCGAAATTGTCTCTAGTCCCGAATTCGGTAAATTGTCGAATTTGTTCTGCCACTTCAATGGTTGTTTCCACCATTTTACGGAAAGCATAAGGCGTGATCGATCGCGGATCGCTTTTGGCGAGGTCCCACATTTCTTGAAAGGCCGAATATTCTTGACTGGCGAACTCGTCGGCAACATCGTCTACATAACTGCGGGTTACCCTTGGTTTTTGTAATTTATCTGCTGCAGGTTTGTTTAATATTGCCCTATGGTATGGGCCGCGAGGTTTGCGGCCGCCTTCTCCTATTTTCATATAGAATTGTCGATAGGTATTATATGTAATTTCATTTCTTTTCGGAGGTCGCGCGCGGGCTTTAAAAATGCTAAAATCTCATTTAAGGGCCCGTAGCTCAGTTGGATAGAGCAACAGATTTCTAATCTGTCGGTCGGAGGTTCGAATCCTCTCGGGCCCGCCATTGTTGACGCTCAGGCGAACCCTGTCCGGTAGAAGTATCGGGCAGGGTTCGTCTTTTTTCGGGGGGAATAACACAGGCAATTTCATCAGCCGGGTCGGTTACATACATCCGCAGGATGACGTGGTCTTCATAAACGTCGATCGCTTTGATCAGGGTCTTTAAGAGATTGATCTGGGCTTCGGCCGGAGCTTGGTCGAGATGAGCCATGGCAAAGCGCAGGTTCGAGTACAGATATTCGCTTGAGTTGACCGACATGCTGGCGGCCCTGCGGCGGGCGTCAGTTTTAGAGATTTTATCTTCCAACACCGCGATTTCCTTTTCATAACCTTCCATTTTGGCTGTGTAGGTGGATCCTTTTGGGATCGCCTTTTCAAGGGCAAGATTCAGCAGCTTTTCGGCCGCTTCTTTAACCTTGGCCAGCTTCTTTTCCAGCACCCGTATTTCCTTATCAAAAATTTCCAGTTTGGTTGTGCTGTCCTTGATCGCATTACCCATCGCCTTCACTATTATTTCCTGATCCTTTGACGCCCGCCTAAAGAAATCAATCACCGCTTCATCAAACGCTGTAGCGGATATCCGCTTGGTATCGCATCCCAGTTTTTGTCTCGCCCGGCTGCATTCGTAATAATAAAAAATCTTATCTGTATGGCTGTGCGCAATGGTGGAGACAAATGCGCTGCCGCATTTTCCGCACCGCACAATTCCCTTGAGGCGGTTCGAGTAGTCTTTCACTATCTTCACAAACCGGTGGCCGGGGAGGTTTGCCGAGACCACCCGGTTAGCTTTATCCCAGAGAGCGTCATCAACAATTTCTGGGTGATTGCCTTTGTTTATCTCGCCTGAGTAGGAAATCATACCTTTATAGAACGGGTTCTTGATAATTTTGGCGACCGTCTGTTTGCGCCAGATCAATTTACGTGAGGTCGGCACTTGGTTTTGTATCAGGACGTTTCCGATTTCGCTTAAGGTTTTATTATCAGCGGCCAGCTCAAAAATCTTTTTAATGTACGGGGCTATTATCTGGTCGATCTCGATCTTGTGCGGTTGTCTGCCGTTCGCAAGAGGCTCGCCGTCTTTGACTTGGATGTATCCAAAGGGCGGTTTACCGGCCACCCACTTGCCTTGTCTTGCCCGGGCGATCGCAGAGGCTTTCACGCGTTCACCTGTCAGTTCGCGCTCGAATGCTGAAAGCAGACCGATGATGCCGATCACGACCCTGCCGATGGCCGTTGAGCTGTCCAGATTCTCGCGGACGGATAAAAAGTCGACTTCTTGGGCTTTGAATAAATCGATCATGCCGTAAAGGTCGCGGGGGTTGCGGGTCAGGCGGTCAAGCCGGAAGAAGATGATGCCGTCAAAGGATTTGTTTTTCTGGATGTCTTTAAGGATCGCCTGTATGCCGGGACGGTTTAAGTCTTTACCGGAATATCCGTCATCGTTCACGATGCCTTTGTCGCCGAAATTTGCCAGTTCGTAGCCGAAGGCATCCATCATGTTTTTGCAGTGGTGCGCCTGCGCATCAAGCGTGGTGTAGTCGCCCTGCGCCTGATCATCAGTCGAGCACCGGGTGTAAATCACGAATCGCTTTTTCTCTTTCGTGCTCTTTTCTGGTGTAATCATAAACCTTCCTTTATAAGCCGCAAATCGGCCGTCTTCCTTTCAACACAACCCCTATAACAATCCTTTCGACAAGTCAAGCTAAACAAGCCCGCCCGTGTTCTCACCGGCGGGTTTAATTATATATTCCGGATTTTTGAGCTTTTTGTCGGCTTTTCCCGACACTTTCCCGCCTTTTCCGGAATGTACGCCCTGAGGTGAAAACCAAATGGGCAAACCATTAATCAGTCAATTTCAAAAACGCTTCAGCGGCCGGATGAGCGTAGTTTACGCAGAGCGCCAAGGCTCTCTGGCGGAGCAGAAGATGCAGAAAGAGGCGCTGGCGAAAGCCGTCACACAGGTCATTGCCGGAATTCTCCAGCGCGAACCCACGCAGGAAGAACTGCTCGGGCTTGTGGATCTGTCCGTATCGGCTCTCCGCCGGTAATTCCCTAATCACGGAGCCCTCCGTGATTTTGTCAGGGGTTAAAAAAGCGTATCTTGATTTTGGGGATGTTTGAGACACCGCAAAAAAAATAAAGCGGAGGTGTCTCATGACAACAGCCCCAAGGTATCAAGGTCTTTTTGAAGACTGGGAAATCGGCGTAGCGAAGAATGTAATTGAGCGGTTCAGGAAGCAGTGGAAATGTCTAGAGCTGGAAGGGTTTGATGATCTTCTGCAGGAGTGCCTGACTCACTGGCATTTTTCAAAAGATGATTACGATCCGTCGGCCGGGGCGAACGAACGGACGTTCATGTCCCGGGTTGTCGAACACAAAATCCAGCACATCATTGAAAAACTCACTACCGATAAGCGCAAGGTCTCAAGCGAGAGCGTTTCATTAGATGAACGTATTTCGGACGAGGAAGATTCGCCCACCTTTTTAGACCGCCTTTCAGAAGACGAAAACCTCACTTCAAATCTGCATGTCAGCGCAGAACTTAAAATCGATATCACCCGCGCCATTCAAAAACTAACTCCAAAACAGCAGGAGCTCTGCCGCCTTCTGGGAGAGGAAGGCATGAGCATGTCGGAAGCCAGCGAGGCGCTTAAAACGCCCCGCGGTACGCTCTACGAGGACGTCAAGCGCATTAAAGCAATTTTCGAGAAGGCAAAACTCCATGACTACCTCGATTAAAAAAAAGTTCCGACACTTTCCGGCTTTTCCCGGAATACACGCCTTGAAGGAGAGAAACGATGACTGAGGTTTGCAGGTTCAAATTCAAGGACGGGATCAGCAAGGCAATGATCGAGGAGCAGATTGCTCTGGCGATTATTACGGCTGAATGCACGTTCAGCCAGGCCAGAGTGCGGCTTCATGCCAGCTATGCGGCCTCGGACGGCAAAGCGGTCATCGATGTCTCAAGCGATGTCGGAGAGCACATCGCCCAAGTGTTTACGGGACTCATGATCCGCAAGCTTGGTGAGGAGAGCTTCACCGTAGAGCGGATCAGAAAGCGTGATGACCATGAATAAGCCGGAACTTTACAGGCACCAGACCGAGGCGGTCGAGTTTGCCGCAAAGAATAACGGCAAGTGCGCCTTGTTTCACGACCCGGGCCTTGGCAAGACCAGAACGTGCCTTGAGATATACGGCCGGTATAAAACGATGAATCCGAATCTGAGGCTTTTAGTGGTTTGCCCGCTTTCGCTGGTCAATTCAGCATGGGGCGAGGATATAAAGCGGTTCACGGATTTCAGTTACGCCCCTTTCAAAGAGCTTAAGGAAAAACTGCCGGACATTATCGTGATTAATTACGAGGCGTTGATTTCAAAACGATACCTTCCACAGGTTCGACGGCTCATCAGTCAGCTTCCTTTTATGTGCGTGCTGGATGAAAGTTCCCGGCTCAAAAACAACAAGAGCATTACGACCAAGACGCTTCTTAATTTAGCGGAGTATTTTAAATATCGGATTATCGCGTCCGGCACGCCGATGCCCAACAGCGAGCTTGAGCTCTGGGGTCAGGTTAACTTTATTCAGCCGTGGTCTTTGCTTCAATCCTTTTACGCTTTCAGAAACACCTATTTTCATCTCGAGCGAAACGGCCGGGTCATGCACGTTAACGGCGAGTATATAAGCCGTGATGAGATGCGCCGGTATTTAAGCACCGGATGGAAATACATGATCACGCCGGAAAAACGCTGTCAGTTGATGTCGGTTATTCATCCGTTCACTCACTGGGTGAAAAAAGAGGAAGCACTCGACCTGCCGGAAAAAATCGACGAAATCCGCGAAGTGGTTTTAAGCGCCAAGGAGCAGAAGGCTTATGACGAGATGGAAGAATACCTCATCACGGAGATTGAAGGCACTGAAATCACGGCGCAAGTCGCTTTGGCAAAACTCATGAAACTGCGGCAGGCGACATCCGGCTTTTTTTATTCTTCGACTGGAGAGGTCGCCGAAATCGGCAGTGCCACGAAACTCAAAGAGCTTGAGGAAATCTTGGAGGAGCTCGGGCCCCAGCCGGTGATTATCTGGGTTCAGTTTCATCACGAGGTCAGGGTTATCGAAAAAATGATCGCCGAAAAGTACGGTGCCGATCAGGTAACCACGCTTTATTCGGAAACCAAAGACAAAGACGATTCAATCAACCGCTTCAAAAACAGTCAGGTCAGATATTTGATCGCCCACCCGAAATCCGCAGGCCACGGGCTTACGTTCGTAAACTGCAGCGCAATGGTTTTCTACAGTCTGGATTATTCCTATGAGACGCACATTCAGGCGCGAGACCGCATTCACCGGATCGGCCAGAACAAGAGCTGTCTATATATCTACATCGTGGCGCAGGGCACGATCGATAAGGAACTTTTGAAGGTTCTTAATCGGAAGCAAAGCCTGCAGGAGGCGGTATATGCGCTTGTCCGAGACAAAGCTAAAAAACAAGGTCATTCAGTTCATAAGAAAACATTACCCGGACGTGTGGATGTATAAAGCGGCCGACCGCTTTACGTCCGGCATTCCGGATTTACTCATGTGCTGGAAAGGAGGTTTTTATGCGATCGAGCTTAAAGTCGGTTTTAACAAGGCTGCTCCCATTCAGGAGTATGTCATGCGGGAAATCCGCAGAGCTGGCGGACGCGTGTCCGTCTGCAAAAGCGTCGAAGACGTCAAACGATTCTTTGAAAAAGGAGGTGATGGTGATGCTTAAGGTCAAAGACGTGGTCTTGGTGCCGGTCAAGATCACGCAGATTGTCGAGGACGAAAACGGCGTGACGTATGTAGTCGTTCCTGTCAAAGGGAACGCCTACAACAACATGAAGATCACGAAGGACGACATCAAGTCCTGCGTGGAGAAATGAGGAGGAAGCAATGTCGGAAGAAAAAGCAATCGAGAGAGATTTAGTCCTGCAGTTCAAACTGGCGCGGGAAAAACGGGACGAGTTCAAGGATAATCTCAAAACCGCTCAGGAAGAATTGGATCGGACTGAAGCACGTCTCATTGAGTTCTTGGAAGCTCATTCGGCGGTATCTACAGCCAAGTATGAGGGGTTGGGATACGCGCAGATTCAGAAGCCGAGGCTCTATGCAAACTGCAGACAGGAAAACATGGAGGATTTGATTTCGTTCTTAAAGTCCCGCGACCGTGCGGATCTGGTTAAGACGACAGTCATGCCTCAAAGTCTGTCGAGTTTCACGAGCGAATGCATAGAACAAGGCGACGAGCTGCCGGAATTCATCACGTATTACCTGAAACCGTCAATCAGACTGTACCAATAAAAAAGGAGGCATGAGTCATGACAAACGAAATAGCAGCAAAAGACGAGACCGCCCTTGCGGCGGCGAACGCACCGCAGAGGGGTTTTGAGAACGGCATCACGCAGGAGGACTTGATCATCCCGAGAGCGAAACTTATTCAGGCTTTGTCGCCCGAGATGACCGAAGGATTGGAAGGCGTCAAGGTCGGAGCGATTATCAATTCGCTGACCAAAGAGGTCTTGCCGCAGGAGTTTATCCCTGTGTTCATGTTCAAGAACTTCATCCGGTTTAATCCGAGAAGCAAGGACGACCCGAACTTTAATCCGGAATATGAGCCGGGCGGCGTGATATGGAAATCGGTTAATTCGGAAGACCCGAAGGTCATTGCGGAAACGAAATTCGGACCCAGCGGCGAAAAGCCGGTGGCGACAACGTTCCTGAATTTCTTTTCGTATTTCCCCGGTGTGCCGATGCCGGTCATTGTGAGTTTTTCCAAGACCAGTTACAAGGCAGGGCGGCAGCTGTTATCGCTGGCGAAGTTTTGCGGCGGAGATATGTTCTCCCGCAAGTACCGCCTTGTTTCGCAGATGGAGACCAATGACATCGCTACCTATGCGGTCATGAAGGTTGTGCCGGTCGGGGCATCGAGTCCTGATGAGTTCAAGCTATGCGAGCGGCTCTGGAATGAGTTCTCTGCCAAAGCCAAGGACATTCAGGTTCACGATGCTGAGGCGGCCGATGAGACCGAAGAACCAAGACCGTATTAAAAACGAGGCCGGGGAGCGTCAGGAGTATAGCGGCGTTCCCCGGCCTTTTAAGGATGGCGCATGATCGAACAGGTGATTTCTTATGTAAATAGAGGCTGGGCAGTTTTTCCCTGCAAGAACAAGATTCCGCTGACCGCTCACGGGTATAAGGACGCATCGAAAGATATTGATGAGGTCAAACGGATGTTCGCCGGGCATCAAAGCCCGAATGCGGCCATTGCGACCGGCAGGGTATCCGGCATTTTTGTGCTGGATATCGATGTGAAAAACGGCGCAGGCGGGGACGACTCGCTCAAAGAGCTTGAGCGTGAGCATGGAGAACTGCCGCATACCGTTGAGGCGCTCACATGGAGCGGCGGGCGGCATATTTTCTTTAAGTATCCGGAGAAAGGCATCGGATGCAAGACCGGCATCCGTCCGGGCATCGACATCCGCGGCGACGGCGGGTATGTGATCGCCCCGCCTTCTGTCATTGAAGGCAGAAGCTATGTGTGGGAGGTCAGCCGCCTGCCTGAGGAGACGATGATTTCCGATGCGCCGGAATGGCTTCTCGAAATGCTTGAAGAAAAACAGCCAGCGGTGGATCTGTCGGATAAGGAAGCCAAGATCACTAAGAACCGCAACGATGCTCTCATGCACATGGGTGTTAAGCTCAGGAAGATGGGATTTGATTATCAGCAGATCGAGAACAGCCTGCAGACAATCAATACCAACCGGTGTTCGCCTGCCTTGCCGAAGAAGGAAATTTCGCATATCGCCAAGAGCGTCGCCCGCTATGAAATCGATGCCAAGAAGTTAAGCGAACCGTTTACTGATGTGTGGAACGCCGGTTTGTTTATCGAGAAATACGGCGATGAAATACGGTTCTGTGATTCTTTGGGCGGCTGGTATATCTGGGACGGATCACGCTGGAAGCGGGACGACACGTTTCAGATTTTGCGGCTGGCCAAGAACACGGTCAAGCAGATTTACGAAATGGCCAGAGCTAACGGCGACAAATTGCTTTTCAAACATGCGGTCAAATCCGAGGCTGAGACAAGGCTCCGAGCCATGATCAACCTTGCCAAGAGTGAAGGCGTGGCAGTGCAGAGCGAACAGTTTGATACGGACGTGTTTTTGCTCAACTGTAAAAACGGAACGCTTGATCTGCGAAACGGTGAACTTAAAAACCACTGCCGGAATGATTACATCACCCGCCGGGTTGAACTGGATTACAGAGCGGACGCCGAATGCCCCGAATGGCGGAAATTCCTTGCGAGCGTCTTTTTAAATGATCAGGAGATTATCGGCTTCATGCAGAGGGCGGTCGGATATGCCCTTTCCGGCTCAATGAAGGAACAGTGTGTTTTTATTCTCTTCGGCGTGGGAATGAACGGCAAGTCCACGTTCTTAAAACATGTTTACCGGATACTGGGCGATTACGCCATGAACACGCCCGCTACGACGCTCATGGAGAAATACGGCGACTCGATTCCCAATGATGTGGCGAGGCTTAAGGGTGCAAGGCTCGTGACAGCGGTTGAGTCAGGAAAAAACAGGGCCTTGGCCGAGTCTCAGATCAAGCAGCTTACAGGCGACGACCCGATTTCAGCGAGATTTCTGCACCGGGAATATTTCGACTTTTTCGCTACGTTCAAGATTTTCTTTGCCACCAATCACAAGCCCAATATTTCAGGAACGGACAAAGGCATCTGGCGCAGGATCATGACTATCCCTTTCGAGAAAATTATATCACCGGAGGAACGCGATCCGCTTCTGGATGAGAAGTTAGCGAAAGAATACGAAGGCATTTTAACATGGGCGGTACAGGGATATCAGATGTGGCAGAGAGACGGGCTTGGCGATGTCGCCAAGATTACCAAGGCCACGAACGAATACCGGGAGGAGTCAGATCTGATCGGCAACTTTATTGAGGAACGTTGTTTGACCGGTTCGGAATATAAAGTTTCCGCCACGGCGATTTTGAAAACGATCCAGCAGTGGGCAAAGGACAACGGACTGCGCTCGGTGAGGCGTAACGAGTTCATTGATTACATGAAAAAGCGGGGTTTTACCAAAGACCGGCTTTCATCAAGCGGCGACAAGGGCAAGATTTACTGGTTCGGGATCGGGCTTAAAGAGGATGAAGGCAGTGAAGAAAGTGAAGCTTCTTTTGGCAGCGGGTCAGCCGGGTATGACGGCGAGTTCCCCGGTAAGCGGCCGTTTTGAGGTTCGGGAGGTTTGAAATGAGGAATTTTGACCATTTTAGTGAAGCAAGTGAAGGATTAGTGAAGGTGGTTTGGACAATCTTCACCGCTGGAAATCCTTGTATTTACAGGCATTTATGCGTGGAGTGAAGTTAGTGAAATTACTTTTTGTCTTCAGAGTAAATATAAAAATAAAAATTAAAAAAATGAATATAGAGATGAAAGAGTCCAACCATGATATTTCACTACTTCCTTCACCGGAGGGTTTGTGATGGATAAACATGAGCAGTTTAAGAACCTGTACAGGAAGTACGTGGACGGCAACCGCTGGCTTAACACGCAGATAAGCCGGGGCGTGGATGTGACCCGGCACAAGCAGGAGTTTGAGGAGAAGGTTGTTAAGCCCATGGATGAGATATGGGCGGCGTTCACGGCTGAGGAGAAGGAAAGCTGGGAGAAAATTAACAAGATCGTGAAGATGTTTAACGGGAGGATTGTGTGATGGAGAAGGTGTTTCCGATTGCTTTGATCATTTTGGATTTCTGCGCCTCAGGCGTGTACTGCTGGCAGGGAGACGTGCGCCATGCAGCCTACTGGCTGGCGGCGGGGGTGTTAACGATATGCGTAACGTTCTGAAGGACAAAAAAGTTTTACGGGTCCTTGGAAGGGGGTGTCGGCCGAGGGTCGGGCGAGGCGCGATAAAAAAGTGATTAAAAACCGAAAAAAGCGGGTGTCATGGTCAAAGGGCTTAAAAAGGCTCACCCCGGGGCAACAAGCTGGCAACCCGCTCGGAATACGGGGTATTTAACGGATTCAAAGGAGGAATTACATGGCAAAAATTAATGTCAAACCGGACATTCAGGACGTCAAATTGTCAGAGCTGAAACCGGCGCCGTACAACCCGAGGGAGATATCTTCCGAGGCGTTATCCGGGTTGCGGCAGAGCTTAGAAAAGTTCGGGCTGGTGGATTTGCTGGTGGTCAACAAACGCAACATGCGGATCGTGTCCGGCCATCAGCGTTACAAAATCCTGCAGGAGGAGGGTGTCGATACGGTCACCTGCATCATGGTGGATATGGACGAGATATCCGAGATGGCGATGAACGTGTCGCTCAACTCTCAAGAGATCACAGGCGAATGGACGCAGGCTTTGATTCCTATTTTGGAGCGGTTGCGGCTTGAGGCTTCGGATGATTATCTGGCTTTGCGTTTGAAAGAACTGCGGGAAGAAGTAGCGGACTTGGAAATTGAAAGCACCGGTGCGGGCAAAACCCTGCCGGACGATATTCCCAAACCGTCGAAAGAGACAATTACCAAACCCGGCGATTTATGGATCTTGGGCGAGCACCGGCTTTTATGCGGGGACAGCACAAAGGACGAGGATGTTGCCCGGCTTATGGATGGGCACAAGGCAAGTCTATTTTCAACCGATCCGCCGTACTGCGTGGACTACACCGGAGCCGACCGCCCGAACGGCGGCAAGGACTGGTCGGATGTTTACCATGAGATAGATATTCCGGACGCCGTTGATTTCATGCGCAAGTTTTTTACGGTGGGCTTGAAGCACATCAGAGAAGGGACGGCTTTGTATCTCTGGCACGCCTGCAGGCGGCGCACGGATATTGAGGACGTCTGCCGTGAACTGAATATCCTGATTCACCAGCAGATCATCTGGGTCAAGCCCTGCGTGATTCTCACCTACTCGTTTTATTCATGGCGGCACGAGCCCTGTCTTTTGATGTGGATCAAAGGCCAGCGGCCGGAATACAAGCCCAAAAATAAATCGATCGGCACTGTATGGACGGCTGATTATCTGCGCACGGGCGATCCTTCAACGCCGGAATATTACACCGATGTCTGGGAGCTGGACTGGGAAGGCAAGAAACGAAATTCCGGACTTGATCACCCGACCGTAAAGCCGACCGAGGTGTTCGCTATCCCGATGCGTGTTCACACAACGCCGGGTGATATCTGCTACGAGCCGTTTTCCGGATCGGGTTCGCAGATCATCGCAGGCGAGCGTTTGAACCGCCGTGTGTTTGCGATGGAGCTTGAGCCGGTGTTCTGCGATGTGGCGGTTAGGCGCTGGGAAGAGTTCAGCGGCAAGAAAGCAATTCGAGAGGAACGTGCATGACGGAGCAGAAGCAGAACCTTGCCGAGATCGCCAAGAAAAAACGGCATCTCCACCTGATAGAAAAACTGCACAACGGCAAAGCGCTCACTAAACAGGAGATCGCCGAGCTTGAGCAGTTCGAGGCGGAGCCGCTTGCCCCGACTGTGGTGAAAACTTTGGAGGAAGTCGCCAAGGTGATGGATGTTTCCTATCGGACGGTTTACCGCTGGAAAAAAGACGGCATGCCGGTGATGGGCGACGGTTTTTACGACCTTGAGCAGATCAAGGTGTGGCACACACAGAGGAAGGATAAGAATAAAAATCGGGCGACCGAAGGCAAGGATTTCTGGGATGAGAAAATCAGGAAGTACAAGGCGGCGATGCTTGAGCTGGCGCTTAAGAAAGCGACCGGTGACCTTGTCTCAAAGGATGAGGTCGAGAAAGGCCGGATCGCCCGGGTCATTGCGGTCAAGCGTACTCTGCTTGCCCTGCCGACACGGCTTGCACCCGCTTTGGCAATGAAAGAACCCCGGGAAATCGAGGCGGCTTTGTATGAGTCACTCAGCGAGATAGTAGACGAATTTGCCGGGACAAGGAGACTGCAGGATGAAGTTAATAACGAAAACGGAGGACAGGACGGTCTGGTCGGAAACGGAACAACTGGCATGGAAGCGTCCGGAAAAGATAACGGTCAGCCGGTGGGCTGATCAGAGCCGTTATCTCAATCCGGCGACTTCAGCCGAGCCCGGCCGCTGGAAGACAAACCGTACGCCCTACCTTCAGGGCGTGATGGACGCTTTTACTGATCCTTTCGTTGAGGAGATTACGGTCATGGCGGCATCGCAGGTCGGCAAGACGGAGAGCATGTATAACATGCTCGGGTATTTGATTGATCAAGACCCGGGACCTACGCTCATGGTTATGCCCCGCGAGAACGACGCCAAGAGCGTTTCATATAATCGTGTGCTTCCGATGATCGAATCATCGCCTGCGCTCAAAAAACACCTGCCGGTCATTACGGACGATATCACCAAGCTCGAGTATCACTTGGACAGAATGATTCTTTACTTTGCCGGTTCCAACAGCCCTGCGGATCTGGCTTCCCGTCCGATCCGGTATTTGTTTTTGGATGAAGTCGATAAATACCCGAGGTTTTCCGGCCGTGAGGCCGACCCGATCAAGCTGGCATCCGAGCGGCAAAAAACGTTCTGGAATAAAAAGACGATCAAGGTTTCAACGCCGACCACACGAGACGGATATATTTTCCGAGAGTACGAGAGATCCGACCGCAGGAAATATTTCGTGCCCTGCCCGCACTGCGGAAAGTATCAGTGTCTGGTGTTTAACCAGATCAAATGGCCGGGCAAGGAGAAATCATCGGAGCGGATCAAGAACGAGCGGCTGGCGTGGTATGAGTGCTGTCACTGCAGCCGCCGGATTGAAGACTATCAGAAAAGCAGAATCCTTCAGTTCGGCAGATGGGTGCCGGAAGGATCAGAAATTGACGATCAGGGCATGGTGCGCTGCATAGCATTAAAGAGCAAGCATCAAGGGTTTTGGATCAATTCCCTGTATTCGCCGTGGCTTTCATGGAGTGATATCGCCTGCGAGTTTTTGAAATCAAAGGACTACATCGAGCTTCTCATGAACTTCGTGAACTCATGGCTGGCGGAGGTCTGGGAAGAAAAAATCGAAGAGACGACAGTCGATAAGCTGCGCACGCTCTGCCGGGAATACGGCGAAGGTGTGGTGCCGGAAGATACGCTGGTTTTAACCGCTGGCGTGGACGTCCAGAAAGATCATTTTTATTACGTCATCCGCGGCTGGGGATACCACGAGGAATCGTGGCTGATCAAAGCAGGCCGGGTCGAATATTGGGAAGATATTGTCGATGTCCTTTTCCGGGACGAGTATCCCAAGTCCGGATCAGGCGAACTCATGCAGGTATATATGACCTGCGTTGACTCAGGTTACCGCACGGACGAGGTCTATCAGTTTTGCCGACAGTGGCACGACAAGACCAAGGCGGTCAAAGGTCAGGAAGAAATATCCGGCGGCAGATTTTATCGTGCGACCAAGATTGATATTAATTCCCGCACCGGCAGTGTTATCCGCAATGGTTTGGTTTTATGGAATCTCAACGTCACGCAGTACAAGGACAAGATCAACCGCCTTGTGACTTCCAAGGATCCCGCCAAGTGGCACTTGTTTGATAATCCGGCTGAGGAATATTTTCAGCAATTTTCAGCGGAACATAAAGTGTTGATCAGAAACCGCAATACGGGTTCGGCAAAGGAAGTCTGGCAGAAAAAGAAAGCGGCGATTGCAAATCATTATCTGGACGCCGAGGTTTACGCCGTGGCGTCGGCCGATATCATCCGGGCTCTCAATATCCGCAGAGACGATACCGGAAAATCCCAAGCAAGGCATGCTGTTGAGGAAATGCCGCGGACGAACTGGATACCCAAGCGGGAAGGAAGATGGCTGTAATATGGGCGGACGATGGCTTAACCGGCAGAAGGACTGGCTCAAAGAATATCAGGCGGAGAGCGACGACCGTCCGGTCGGCAGGCCTGTCAACGAAAGCGAGACCTATGGTGTCCGCTTTATTCCCCTGCGCTGCCCAAAATGCCAGAGCAAAGATGTGAAGTGTTATGTCAGCAGGCCGCCGGTGAGATACCACATTTGCCGCAGCTGCAAGTATAACTTCAAATCAATCGAGGTGAATCCGGAAAAATAATTATTACTATTTCGTAGTATCGACCCCGTTGAAAATGTTTGAGGATTAAGTAATATAAGAGTGTAGACAATTTTGGTAACGCAAAAGAGGACTAGGCCCCCTCGAGTAGCGCCCAATAGCTGTAAGAAGCCCGTATCTCGTCGACGAGCGAGGTGCGGGCTTTTTTATTGGACACAAAGGATATTGAAAATGAGCGTACCGACAAAACAGGAAATGCTGGACAACGTTGAAACTGCGATCAACGCCCGCATGGCAGGCGGCGCGGTTCAGTCTTATTCGATCGGCGGCAGGAACCTGCAGTACATCAGTTTGAACGAGATGATTAAGCTGCGGGATCAGCTGCGCCGCGAGCTCGCTGGTTCCGGCGGGACAACAACGTATGCTGGATTTAAGGATCCGTCATGAGCAGAATAAAAACATTTTCTGAACAAATAACAGACCGTATTGATGACGTGGTGGCGTTCTTTTCCCCGAAAGCGGGATTGAAACGCAAGATGTACCGTCAGGCGATCGGCATCTCAAGGGAGTTTTCATCGTATAAGGGCGCAAGCCGCAGCAGGCTGCGGTCAACATGGCTTCCGGGCAGCGGTTCGGCGGATGAAAATCTTCTGCCCGAGCTTTCGGATTTGCGCGAGCGCAGCCGGGACTTAAACCGCAACGACGCCCATGCTTCAGGCATTACCGGCACCATGACCACCAACGTGGTCGGCTCCGGTATCCGGCCGCAGAGCCGGGTTGACCGCGAGGCTTTGGGAATCAGCGAGGATCAGGCCAACGAATTTCAAAAGACAGCGGAAAAAATCTGGAAACGCTGGATCGCCTACGCCGATGCTGGCGAACGCATGGATTTTTACGAGCTTCAACAGCTTATAGACCGACAAATTCTTGAAAACGGCGAAGCTATCATCGTGCCCTATTTGCTTAAGGAAGGCGCACGGCCGTATTCGCTTGCCCTGCAGGTGATTGAATCAGACCGTCTGGATACGCCGCATGACAGGCGCAGTGACAAATCGGTCAGATCAGGTGTAAAGATCGGCATCAACGGCGAGCCGGTTTCCTATTTCATTCAAAAAAACCATCCCGGCGATTTCCGTTACAGCAAACGCGAAGAGAAATCTTTTATTGAGATTGCGGCCAAGAACGAGTTCGGCTGGAGAAATGTTTTTCACCTCTATCCCATGATGCGCTCGGGTCAGACACGAGGCGTTCCGTTCTTTGCGCCGGTACTGACCTATTTCAAGGATCTGGCGGAATATGCGGAAGCAGAACTTGTGGCCGCAAGAATAGCAGCATGTTTTTCAATTTTTATTACTTCGGAAGCATCAATGGACGTGGCGGTCAATTCAGGATTCGACCGCAATGCGGCAGGACAGCTGGTGGAAAGTTTGGAGCCGGGAATGATCAAACATTTAATGCCGGGCGAGTCGATCACTTCGTTTAATCCGCAGCGGCCGGGTGCGAGTTTCGAGCCGTTTGTGAACCGCATCCTTCAGGCAATCTCGGCCGCTTTAGGGCTTCCTTACGAGCTGGTCGCAAAAGATTTTTCTAAAACCAATTATTCAAGCGCCCGGGCGGCGCTTCTTGAGGCAAGGCGGTATTTCAAAGTTAAGCAGGAATGGCTGGCTAGAAAACTTTGCCAGCCGGTCTGGGAGATGCTTCTTGAAGAAGCCTATCTGCGGGGTGAACTGCCCGCGGACAGCTTTTATGAGAACCGCCGGTTCTGGACGAACGCTTTATGGATTGCTCCGGGCTGGGAATGGGTTGATCCCTTGAAAGAAGCGCAGGCGGCTGAGGTCGGACTAAAAAACGGCATTGTCACCCATGCGGATATTTACGCCGCGCAGGGCAAAGACTGGGAGGAAAGTTTTGAACAGAGAAAACGCGAGCTCGACAAGATGCGGGAACTTGGACTTCCGCAAAGCGAAGCTAATGAGACGCCTAAAGAAATCAAAAACGCTGAGCCTGCGGCTGCTGAATAAAGGCTGTATGGAAATGCCTTTTGAACTTTTGATCAGCACCGGGGGCAAGGAGGAGTTTAGGCATGGCAGGTAAGGAGAATTTATTCAGGGCGGATATCGCCCGCGGCGGCGATGTCCGGGTGATCAAAGAACGCGAGGTTATCGCGGGTTTTGCAGTGGTGACCAAAGGCATGACACACGATGAGCGCGGCGAGTTTGACGATGCGGCTTTAGATGCTGTGGTTGACCTCGGCAACAAGTCAAAGACGGGTATCAAGTCCAGGTTCGGGCATCCTAACATGTCGAGTACGGCGCTCGGGACATTCTTGGGCAGAGTAAAAAACTTCCGCAGGGACGGCGAAGTGGTGCGGGCAGACATTCATATCGATCCGACTGCGCATGATACCCCCAGCGGCGACCTTGCCCAGTATGTGATGAATTTAGCGGAATCCGATCCCAATGCGTTCGGATCGTCCATGGTCATTTACTGGGACGCGGAGTACCGCAAAGATGAGAAAGGTCAGGTTTTGACCGGAGAGGCCGGCGATCCCCTGCCGCCTCTTATGCGGGTCAAAAAACTATTTGCCGTGGACATAGTGGATGATCCGGCGGCCAACAATGGATTATTCGGATTTTTCAGCGGCAGTGTGAAACCGTCTGCTGAGATGACGGCGTTTTTAGACCGATTCCTTGAGTCCCCCGAAGCAGTACACAAGGTCGTGGAATTTTTAAGGAGATATGAGTTCAATAAAAACAAATTAAAAAAAGAGGAGGTGAATACCATGACGAACGAACTGACGCTGGAGATGCTCAAAGCCGACAGGCCGGATCTTTTTAACGCTATCCGCAGTGAAGGAGTTGCCGAAGGCGTGAAAAAAGGTGCGGATGACGGCGTAAAGCTTGAACGGGATCGTGCGGTTTCGATTCTCAAAAAATCGCAGGCGTTCAAGGACATGACCGGGCTTGCACTGGAAGCCCTTGAGAAAGGCATGACCTTTGAGCAGGCGGTGATCAGCTTTCAGGACAAACAGCTCGAAGGACTTAAGAAAACGTCCGTTGAGCCGGTCGGTCCTGATGCTGAGGAATCGAAAACACAGAAAGGCGGGTCTCATTTCGACCGCGCCAAGGCTTACCAGAGCGAACACGGATGCAGTATGACCGAAGCTCTGAAAGCAACCGCAGAAAAGCGGAAATAACAAAGGAGGAATAACAATGTCACAAACCACAAAAGACACAAAAACATTTATTGCGGGTACGAATCTTGAAGCTTACCGCAGGGTAAAACTAAGCGCAAACAGCGGCACGCAGGTCGAATACGCGATTGCTGGCGAAGCGTTTATCGGGGTCACGGCAGCGCAGGCCAATTCAGGCGAACATGTGGCGGTTGATCTAAAAACGACTGGCCGCACATTCAAGCTCATGGCAGCTGGCGCGATCAACCCGGGCGCAAATATTTACGGCGCGGTCGACGGCCAAATCAGCGCGGCGGTCAGCGGCCCCATTATCGGCAAAGCGCTTGAGCCCGCAACTGCAGCGCTTGAAGTGATCGAAGTGTTGTTTATCTAAAAAACAAGGAGGAATTACCATGGGTGTAGATTTTATGGGTTCACGAGCCGTCCCGCGCATGGATTTAGGAGTTGCGGTGATGGAATATGTTGAGCAGGCAAACGAGTTTGTCGGGACGCAGGCTTTGCCGATTTTCAGGACGCAGAAACAGAAATCGGTATTTCCTGCAATCACAAGGGAAAGCATTACCCGGGACGCGGATACAAAACGCGCAACGCGGGGCAATTACAACCGCGACGGGTTCAGTGCAAAAGACAAGTCTTATGCATGCGAAGAGCATGGGCTTGAAGGCGCGCTTGATGACAGCGAACGCGCAATGTATGCGACGGACTTTGATGCGGAGCTGATAACGACCCGTATCACGACCAGAAGGGTTTTGCAGGCGCAGGAGAAACGCATCGCGGACATGCTGTTTAACCCGGCCGTGTTTACCGGGGCGGCGCTGTATACGGATTATTCAGCGAATCCATGGGACAACGTCAACAGCGAAGTTGTTGAACAAGTCCGCGCAGCCAAAGCCAAAGTGCGTGCAAACTGCGGTATGGAGCCTAACGCGATCATCTTAAGCTCGACGAATATTGACCGGCTTAAATCAAATAAGCAGGTCATTGAAGCAGTGAAATACACTGCACGGGCAACGGATCAGGAGCTGCGCAACGCTCTGGCAGATCTGTTCGGCATCAGATTTGTCTTGGAAGGCAAAGCTATAAGAAACGCCGCCAAAGAAGGCAAATCGTTTGTGAGCGCAGACATATGGGGCGACGATTATGCCATGGTTGCCCTGATTGCCTCTGACGGACAGGATCTGGCGCAGCCGTGTCTCGGCAGAACATTCCTGTGGCAGCCGGACAGTCCAGACAATGCGGTAGTCGAGCAATACCGCGCCGAAGAAATCCGCAGCGACGTATATCGTGTGCGGCAGCATGTGGACGAGATGGTTATCGACGAGTATTTCGGGCATCTGATGAAGGTTGACAACTAATTCTGCAGAGGGCATCGGTTTGGGAGGCAGAAAAACACGCCTCTCAAACCAGCCCGGCCGGAATAGAGGATATTTATGTCTGAAATATATGTCACCAAGGACGTCTGCAAGGAGAAACACGATAACACGGCTCGGGAGTGCGGCCAGATACGGACACAGCTTCACGAACACACTGAAAAAATACAGGAGATTGATGTCCGTTTCGCCGAGCTCTCGGGCGATGTGAAGCATATCAAAGACCGGATTGATAACGGCATAAGCACGACCATTAACGAGATCAGGACAAAAATGGACGATTTCATGCCGCTGGTCAAGGAAAGCTACGAGTGGGCTGGCCGGTTCAAGCAGGCGGTATATTTCCTTGCGGTCATCAGCTTCGGAGGCGGCGTGGTCAGCCTTGCATTCTATCTGGTGCGGATATTAACGGAGGGTGCCAAATGAGATTGAAAGACCAAATGGCGCTGGACGCAAAGGCGGTTTTTTTGAACAGCGGCGAGTTTGCCGAGGAAATCACCTACACACCGGCGGGCGGAACGACCAAACTTATACGGGCAGTTATTGTCCGCAAGGAACTGTCGCCGTCTGATGAGGTAAACGGCCGGTCGCTTAAGAATCAGGTTGAAGTGTATATCTCAACCGATCCGCTGGAAGGAATTTCGTTCATTAACCGCCGGGACGACCGCATCACGCTCAGCGATGTTGAAGGTATCTCAAAAGAGGCGCGTATTAACGATATTTTGGGCAAAGACGAAGGCTTATGGCATTTGCTGATCGGATGGTGAATCATGATTGAACTGAAAGTAGAAATCGACACGCGGGCGCTTGAGAAAGCGGTCAGGATTGCCCCGCGGGTTCTTAAATTCGAGCTGGCAGACGGAATGGATCATATCAGCAGAGGATTCTTGAAACGTTTCCGGGAAGCGCAGCTTCAGGGACCTCCGGGTGTCAGAGGCGCGTCCGGCCACGGACTTTACGGCACGTTCAAGCGGGTGTCTTTGGTGTCGCCGTCGATTGAAGGAATGGGCATGGAGGTTTTCTCCGAGTCCAAGATTGCCAAACTGCATGAAACCGGCGGCGTTGTAAAAGCGCAAAGCGGCGGACGGCTGGCAGTACCGCTTTCAGCCAGAACCGAGATGTTCAACACGCAGGGAAAACTGAGGGCGCAATATAAACGACCGGGGCAGCTCAAAAACGTCCGGCCTATGCGGTTCAAAGGCGAGACGTTCTTGGCAAAAGTTACCAAGAAGTTTACGAAGATACTGCCGCTGTATGTTCTCAAACGTCAGGTCAGACTTGAGCCGAGGCTCGGGTTTTACCGGACATGGGACAACTTAGCGAATTACCGGATCGAGATTTTAAACAAATCGATTCAGAATGCATTGAGGAAGATTTAATGGAAACGGTAAGAGAACGAATTATCGCTAATTTAAAGACGACGCTGGAAGGGATCAAGACAGCGGACGGCTACAACTTTGATTTTACGCCGGAAACCGTCCAGCGCTGGACAATGCACGGCAACAGTCTGGTGAACCTGCCGGTAATTGTTATCAGCCCGGGCAACGAGGACGAGAAACCTTTGCCGAACCCGCTTGAGGAATGTTTTCTCACTATTTATCTGGATGTCTTTTTTGTGACCGATCCAGAGGATTTGGTCTCGACTGATACGTACCTCAATCGGCTTCAAGGTGATATCAAAAAAGCGGTTTTAGACGATCCCGCCCGCGGCGGTGAAGCGGTTGATACGGATGTGCTGGGCACAACGCCGTTTGAAACGACCGACGGCCAGCCCTATGCAGGGATCATCATGGAAATCGGGATCAGGTACCGGCACCGCCGGACTGATCCAGCAGCAAAAATTTAAGAAGGAGGTGCATAAAGATGTCTATGTTAGTCAGAAAACGGCAGCTTGCTGCCAAATATGAAGCCGCAGAAGGAACAGCGGAGATATTGTCTGCACAGGATGCAGGGATACTGGTCAATTTCACGCCGAAAGCAAACTACGACCCGCAGATGTATCAGCGGGATCTCGTGCGGACAACGCTTACCAAAATCGGAAAACTTGCCGGGAAAATGGCCGCGGGACTTGAGTTTGCTATTGAACTGCGCGGCTCAGGGTCGCTGACCGGGCAGCCGAAATGGGCGAAGCTTATAGAAGCGTGCGGCTACGAACTGGCCGGCTTAAAGAATATGCAGATCGGCGGCATTACCGGCGGCCCTTTTCAGCACGGCGAGCTGATTACAGGCGGGACAAGCAATGCAACAGGAAGAGTGGTCTGCGCAACGCATCACGGCGCTTCGGAACTGTACTTCAGGGAGGTTTCCGGTGTTTTTGCGAATACGGAAACGATCACAGGGTCGCTTTCAGGTGCTATCTGTACGGCAGCATCAGCACCCCAGACCGCAGGTTATGAAATCAAGCCTGTCAGTTCAGATACACCTGCGCTTACGCTGGGGTTGTATGAGGACGGGGTCAGGAAACTGCTCAAAGGGTGCCGGGGTTCGGTTAAGTTCAGTTTCAAGATCGGCGAACCGGCAATAATGGATTTCAGTTTCATGGGTGTAGGCGCTGGTGTTACCGACCTGCCGCTTTTGTCGGACGTTGAATATGAAACTACGGTCCCGCCTGTCCTTTTGGACGCCAAGATGTCATGCGGCGGCGTGTCGCTCAACATCGGCGAGATGGAAATCGATACAGCGAACGCTTTGGCATCCAAGGACAAGATTGATGATCCGAGCGGAATCCTTTCCTACCTGATCACCGGCCGGGACATGAAGGGTTCGTTTAACCCTGAAATGGTCGCGGTCGGATCACATGACTTTTTTGGGAAATGGTTTGCAGCAACGCCGATGGAACTAAATCTTGAGTTCGGCAGCACGGAGGGCAATAAGTTCCGCATTTTCGCCCCGAAGATTGTTTACAACAAAGTCGATGACGGCAACCGGGACGGCATTCAGCTGGCTCAGACTTCGTTTGATCTGACCGGTTCGATCGAGCCCGGCGACGATGAACTGAGCATACTACTTTTATAAGGAGGACAAAAACATGCTGACAGGAATTGATATCAATGCCACAAGAAAGCTTGTATCCAAACTGGATCCGGACGTGAATAACCCCACGGTGTTTCATATCGGGGTGCTCGATCCGGTTCTGCGTGCGGAAATAGACGACGAGTCGAGTTCCTACGAGATGAGCTCGGCCAATCCGAACGACAAAGCCAAGGTCAAGCTCAACTGGAATAAACGGCAGATTACGGCGGTCAAGTTCGGGCTCAAAGCAATGGACAACTTTCTCGATCCGCAGACAAATAAGCCGGTCGAGGTGAAGTTTGAGACCATTCAATACGCGGGCAAAATGCGCCAAGCCCTTCCGGACAGAATCATTGCCATGTTTCCGAGCGAGCTTCGGCAGGAGCTTTCGGAAGCTGTTTTGAACGAATCAAAGCTGACGGGTGACGAAAGAAAAAACTAATTCTGGCGGTTCACTTGGGAGAGTTTTCGGTGAACTGCCGCAGCTGCTTGAAAGGACGCAAATCGGTATGCGAGTTCGAGGTTCCCGGTCAGGAAGTCTGGGAGCTAAACAGCGAGCGTTACACGGGATGCCCTTTCAGGATTGTCACGCGTCAGAGTGCCGGTTATTTGAAGGCATTTGTATTTTACAGGAATGGTTATCTCCCGAACCCCGGCACATGGCTGGATCAACCGGCCAAACTTCTCGATGCGATTGAGCTCATCGAGAAAGAACTAAGAGAAATGGAAGCGGACTACATGAAAAGGACGGGCAAATGACGAACAAGGAGTTATCGGTCATCCTGCGGCTGCGGGACGAGGCGAGCAAACGGCTTGAAGGATTTAAAGGCAACCTTCAGCGGTTTGCCAATACGTGGAAGCAGAACTGGCTTGCGATCACCGCCACGGTCACGGCAGCCATTATGGCGTTGAGCAAGGCGTGGGATCTTATGCAGGAAGGCGCAAAAGCCCAGCAGATCGAGGCGAGTTTCAGGAATATGGCCGAAGGGATGGGTTTAAGCGCCGAGAAAATGAAACAGGCGGTTTTGGACGTATCTGCCGGGACGGTGAATTTTTCCAATGTCGCCGATAAGATTACCGCTTTGATGGCGCAGGGGCTCGGCATGGATCAGATAACTGCCTTGATGCGGCAGGCTCGTGTGGAAGCCCGAATCTTTGGGCAGACCACAGAGGAATCGTTTGAGAATATCGCCAACGCGGTCAACAGCGGTATGCTGCGCCCGCTTGAAAAAACCTACGGCCTGCAGGTTTCATTAAAGGATGCCGTTAACGCGTACGCCAAAGCGACCGGCATGTCCACGCAGGAGGTCGAACGAAATTATCAGGCGCAGGCGGTAGCTAATCATATTTTGGCGCAGAGCAGGATGCATCTTGAAGCGGTCAATCTGGAAGTGATGACAAATTTTGAAAAGGTGCAGATGCTCAAATCCAAATGGAACGATTTTGCCGAGACCGTAGGTCAAGCGCTCTGGCATGTTCTGGGATTTTTGCAGGGTTTCATGTATCAAGTAATCACCGGATTTTTCACTCTGCTTGAGATCGGCACAATGGTATTCCAAAAACTTCTTATTCCTCTGATTAAATTTTATGAACTGCTCGGAAAACTTCCCGGCACGTTCGGAGAAGCGTACCGCAATTCGGCTGAATCGATCAAGAAGTTCAGCGCGGTTTTAGAGGAACAAAAACGGTCATTTGCTTCGGCAGCTGATGAAAACGCCCGCAAAGCGCTTGAGCAGTACGAACTGGTATTTGCCAAGACAAAGGATACCGGCGACAAGACGGCAGGCATACTCAAAGAGGTTGCGCGTCAGGTCAGGCAGCAGGCGCAGGAAACGGCTCAAGGGTTTAACGCCATGCTGGAGTTCGCAAAGCAGACTGCTCACGGAATGGAAAATGCTTTCTCGGAGATATTCTTCAAGGCTTTTACCGGCCAGTTGGGCAGCGTGCAGGAAGTTTTCGCCAATTTCGGCCGGGTGATTCTTCAGACAATTTCGCAGATACTGGCAAAGATACTGATGATCAAGCTGCTTACTGCTTCAGCGGGTCCCGGAGGCCAATTTTTAGGGGTATCGGTTAACCAGCTTTTTCATCACGGCGGCATGGTGAGAAGGCACCGGGGCGGCATGATCTATGCGCATGACGGCCTTGCGCCGGATGAAGTGCCGATTATTGCTCAAACCGGGGAAGGCGTGCTTTCAAGACGCGGCATGAGCGCATTAGGCGGCTCTGATAGTTTAAGGCAGCTCAATGAAGGCAAACCTGTGGATCAGCCGGGCATGACGGTCAACGTGACGCAGGTTATACAGGCGTGGGACGCGCAGGATGTATGGCGCAACCGGAAAGCATTATCAAGCGCGGTAGCAGACGATATTTACAACAACGGTAAAATCAGGTCGGTTATCAGGAGTTACGCATGAGTGATTTTAACTGGCTGCCTGATTTTGTTTTTGAAGAGACGCTGGAATACAAGACCATGATTTCCGAATTTGAGAACGGATCGGAACAGAGGCGGCGCAAATGGTCGAACCCGAACAAGAAGTGGCAGCTCCGGTTTACGAATAAAACCAAGCAGGAAATGGAAGCGATCCGCGACTTTTTCAAAAGTAGGTACGGCGCGTTTCTTCCCTTTGTCTGGGACAACCCCAACGACGGGCTTGCTTACACGGTGCGCTTTGACAATGACAGTTTCAAGTTTCAGCTAAAAGCATTTGAAGTTTATGATTTTGAATTTGAGTTTACAGAGGTCAGATAATGCCGAGGACAATCAACACCGCATTTAAGACAGAAAAAGCAAAACCCGAAAACGCCCCCATATTTTTGTATACGGTTGAAAAATACGACGGCGTCAATGATCTGCGCCTTGCCGGTTATGACGAGGACGTTCAGTTTCGGAACGTTGTCTACACGAAGTTCCCTATCACGCATGAGCATATCGGCGAGAACAATCAGGGACAGATTGAACAGGTCAAGGTCAGGCTGGCAAATGTCTCGCGGCTGATTCAATCGTATCTCGAGCAATACGATTTAAGAGGCAGGAAAGTCACGATCCGCATGGTCTGGGCAGACCAGTTGCTGGATCCGGACGCTTACATGGATGACGTGTTTTACATCGACAGCTATACCGCGGATCAGAGCACAGTCGAATTTACATTAACCAGCAAATTCGACGTGCTGGGCGTGGATCTGCCGTCACGAAGATATTCCCGCAATTTCTGCACATGGAAATTCAAGTCCGGAGAATGCGGGTATACAGGAGTGGAAACAACATGCAGCAAGACAAAACAGAGATGCAAGCAGCTGGGCAATTACAAACGGTTCGGAGCTTTCCCGTCGGTTCCGATGAGAAAGATGTTTGTGATGTAGAACGGATGCTGATTGATAAGTATCTGGGCATCCCCTACGTTCACAAAGGCAGGACTTTGGATGGTTTAGACTGCTGGGGGCTGCTGAAGCGTGTTTATGGGAATTTCGGCATTGACCTGTTTGATATCGAGGAATACAGCAAAACGTGGAGTTTAACCGGCAGGGATTACTTTAAGCAGTACTACGAGCAGGACTGGGTTATGGTCGGCTGTCCCCGCTTTCTGGATGCGGTGCTGTTTGTCAATTCGAAGGGCATCGCCAACCATGCAGGGATTGTTTTAATGAACGGCCGGTTTATTCATTCCTGCAGGCAGGGCGTTATTGTTTCAAGGCTCAATGACAAAGCGTGGCGCAAAAATATCGAAGGTTATTACAGGTTGAAGAATGATAAAAATACGTAACATAGAAAATCCTTTTAAACTGCATCAGGCAGAAATAAAAGAGTTTCCGTACTCCAGAGGGAAACCGCTGGACGGATATCTGAAAGAATCCGGGTTTGATTATCCGGGCAAGCGCATTATTGTCAGCGGCAAAACCATTGAAGATTTAAGCCGTCCGGTTCAAAACGAAGATGAGATTATCGTTATCCCCGAAGTAAAAGCCCCGGTTGTCGCTGCTGTCTCGTATATCGTTACCAGCCTTGCCGCATATGCAGTAGCGCACCCATTTCTGTTTGCTTTCTATGTGCTTTCGATAGGGTATTCGATATACCAGTATCTGAACCAGCCCAAGATGCCCGATTTTAATCTCGGGTCAAACGGACTCGATGAAGGATCGCCGACTTACAGCTGGGACGGTGTGCAGACCATACAGGAAGTGGGCGTTCCTATTGCGATGGTTTACGGAGAACACAAGGTAGGCGGAAATGTAATCAACCAATATTTGTGGGAGGACGGCGACAAGCATTTTTTAAACGTGCTCTTAGCGCTGTGCGAAGGCGAAATAACATCCATATCAGACATAGAAATCAATGACAATCCGGTCTCAAATTACGACGGGATATCCGTTGTCCAGAGGCTCGGCACAAATAACCAGGAAACCATGCCGGACTTTGAGGATCTTCACAACGTCTACCCCGCAGGCGCGAATCTTGTGCAGAATGATCCGTATTTATACACGACCAATGACGACGATGTGGAAGGATTTGAAATCCATTTCAGATTGAACAACGGGTTATACCAATCCTCAAGCTCGGGCGATATTCAGAGCTGGAGCGTCTCATACCATGCGGAGTATAAGGCTCATTCCAGCGGTACATATATCGATTTAGGCATCCAAACTATTTCAGCAAAATCGCGCTCAACCGTGCGCAGGGTGTTCCGCAAGACAGGATTAATTCCCGGCAAATATGACCTCAGAATCACCCGGGTAAGCGAGAACAGCACGCTTCAGCCGTTAAAGCAGGGCGATTTGACCTTGTTTCAGATAGATGAAATCAAGACCGATGACTTGTCCTATCCCAATACCGCGCTTCTGGGTCTGAAACTTTTGGCAACCGAACAGCTTTCAGGCGGAATACCGAATATTACGGCTGTTATCAAAGGCAAAAAGGTGCTGATCCCGGCTGTCAGATATCATGAAATTCCCATACCGTGGGAAGAGTATTACTGGGACGGATCGAATTACAGGTTATTTGCCGATGACGCAGTACTTGAGTGGAACGGAGATTACGAAGAAACGTATTCAGCCAACCCGGTCTGGTGCTTAAAAGATCTGCTGACAAGCAAAAGATACGGGCTGGGTGAGTTCATTTCGGCTGAAAACCTTGACGATGATGTCTTTCTTGAAATGGCACGCTGCTGCGAGGAAAAGGTTTCGGACGGTTCCGGCGGATTTGAGAAGAGGTTCAGGCTGGACGTTGTTATCGACAGCAACACGAAAGCGCTGGATCTGCTGATACAGCTTTGCGCGACGTTTAATGCCATGCCGATCTATGCCGCTGGCAGCATCTCGTTTAAGATAGATAAAACATCTTCCCCTACCCAGCTGTTCGGCATGGGCAATATCATCAAGGACAGTTTTACGCAGAGCTGGAAGACGCTCAAAGAAGTACCCAACGTCATTGAAGTGCAGTTTACGGACAAAAATAAAAATTACAAACAGGAGACGATTGCGTATGTCGACGAGACTGCCATTGACTCGGGCGAGCCGGTAAGAAAGAGTCAGGTGCGGCTATTTACCACCCGTATGAGCTACGCCTTAAGAGCTGCGCGGTATGCGCTTAAGGTGGCACGCTATATCAACAGATCTATCGTTATAAAAACAGGGATTGAATCTGTGGCATGTCAGGCAGGAGATATTATCTCGGTTTCGCATGACGTGCCCCAATGGGGATTTTCAGGAAGAATCAGCGGGACGGGATCTGCTTCAAGTATCCGGCTGGATAGAGAGGTATTAATCGAGGATGGCAAGTCCTACAAGATACAGGTGCGTTATGCGGACGACAATATTGAAGAGCAATTGATTATTTCCCCGGCAGGTATTTATACGGAAATTGAATGCGAGCCGTTTGCAAGCATCCCTGAAAAATACGACGTTTACGTCATCGGCGAAATCAATAAAGTAAAAAAAGATTTCCGCATTGTTTCGATTCAGCGCGAGGCAAAGAACGAGGTTCAGATTTCGGCGCTGGAATACAACGAGGCGGTGTACGACGATTCCGATATCATAATCCCGCAGAATAATTTTTCTTCCCTGTCTTCAGAAATCCCCAAGGTCGACAACCTCAAATTAACAGAAGCGCTTATCAAGAAAAACGACGGTACAATTGAGGACGCCATAGACGTCTGGTTCGACAAACCGGTCTATACCGGCGGCCAAATTAAAGCCTTTGCAAAAGCAAGAATATATTTGAGCGATGACGGCGGTTTGCACTGGGGCGCAAGAGGCGAAACGACAAATACCAGCTTCAGGATTACAGGCGACATCATTGACGGGCATACCTACAAGGTCAAGGTTGTATCTGTTGCGGATAACGGGCAGGAAAATTCGTTAGAGTCAGCGCCGTTAAGCGAAATAACGATTGTCGGTAAATCCGCGCCGCCCAGCGATGCGGCAACCTTCCTTGTCAATCAGGACAGAGACAGGCTTTATTTCGGATGGTCGGAGATCCCGGACGTTGATGTCTGGGGCTATGAGATCCGCTGGGGCGCGGACTGGGACAGCGGCAGCGTGGTCACGTTCCAGCAGGGCACCCATTATCTGACCACAAACTTCCGCACCGGTATCGAACAGAGTTACTGGATCAAGGCTATTGATACCTCCGGCAACTATTCTAAAAATCCCAAAGAAGCGGTTATCACGATTACAAATATTCCATTCCGCAACATCATTGCGGAGTTTGAAGATCATCCCCTGTGGCTCGGCGCGAGAAGCAATCTGGTTTTAGACGGCGCTAATCTGACTATCGCAGACGGCTTTATGTCCGGCACATACACGGCCCCGGTCAGAGATTTCGGGTATCTGGCAACGGTGTATGTCGGCATAGATGTGGTTGTCTCGCTCTATACAGGCAGGCGGTTCAACGATGACACGACCACAAGGTTTAACAGCAGCGACTCTCTGCGGTTCTCCGGTACGGAAAGCCCGGGTCTGGCAATGTTTGAGATCCGCACATCTGAGGACAACGTGGTCTGGACCCCGTGGCAGCAGTATCAGGCGGGCGATTATCTGTGCAGATTTTTTCAAGTCCGGATGACCCTGTTGAGACTCAATATCGGCGATACGATAAACTGCAGCTCGCTTAAAACGCACGGCGATCTGCCGGATATCGATGACGGCGGCCACAGCGGGGTAACGGATGCAGTACAGGGCAAGGAAATCGTGTTTACAAAACTCTACCATGAGGAGCCGATTGTCAACGTGACCATAACCGGAGGCAGCGGGATATATCCGAGATTTCTGGAAAAGTCCATTACGGGCTTTAAGATTCAGCTTCTTGACGGTTCAGGCGCAGCCCGGACAGGAACCTTTGACTGGCTTGCTCATGGAATATAAAGGAGAGGTGAAAAAAATATGAAACAAATTGTACCCCAAAAAGTGATTATCGAATTTGACGGCGAAGTGTTTCACAGCGGGATATTTTTCTACAAAATCAACAACGACGGCGTGATCGGGAAACTACAGAGTATTGGAATCAAAAATGCCGAGTTCAGCAAACCGGCGATGAACGAAATCCTGCAGAGTTTTATCAGGCAGGCCGGAAAAACGGAGGCGGTAAATGAATAACATCTGCCGGAAATGCGGCAAACCGATAGCGCAGGATATGGCCTATGTCATTGTGAAAGGCGAGATTGTCCTGCGGGATCCGAACAATAAACGGCCTATGGTATTTTCATGCATTGAGCAGGCGCAGAATTACGCGCAAAAACTTATCGTGCATGATGTCTGCTGGATTGAAATGCTCAAGGAACACGGAGCGGAACTATTCGATATGGGCGAGGTCGCGGAAAAATACAAGAAACAAACGGAGGTGCAAGATGGCTTGGGATAAAGTAAAACCTGAAAACGACATGCTTCTGATCAACTTTCCGGCTGCTTGCCGCGCTAACTGGGACGCACTGGAACTCGGCACTGAGCCGTCTTTGCTGGTCACAAACTCAAAGATATCGCCTGCCGCCGGGATTGAAGACACGAAACTTGCGCAGATTGCGACCAGCAATAAGGTGAAAGGATCGGCATTGTGCGATCTTGCCAGCGTTCCGGCAGCTGCCGGGATACTGCCTGATGCGAACTGCCCACACAAACTAAAGGCGGATGCAAGCGATACAACCCCGGAATATCTGGACGGGCTGATTGATACGGCAGTTTTTCAGGTATCCGGAGGCGACAAGCTGCAGCTTAAAGACGGCGGCGTTGAAACCGTCAAGCTGGAAGGCGGCTCGGCTTCGCCCGGCAGCCATAAGTATTACGGGACAAATGCGGCCGGTACTAAAGGATATTTCACAAGAGGTGCGGATTTTGTTATCGAGAACAGAGCATCTGACCCGTCTTCCCCGGTATCCGGCCAGATATGGTTCAGGACGGACGTGTAAGTATGAAGTATACATGCAAATCATTTTCAATGGGTTTTTGCATAAAGGACGATCTGTCCAGACGCTGGTATAAAGGAGACAGCGCCGAGATATCGGAACAGACGGCAAGGCAGGCAATAGATCTGATTCCGAAACTTGTATCCCCTGCGTGGCTTGATAAAGAAATAAAAATGCTTTTGAGGCTGGATTTCGGGCGCGGCGAATCGCTGTTGAAACTGCCGCTTTTGAAAAACATTTATGACTATGCCTCAAAATCAAAACTGTTTTGCAACCCTCATTTTATCACTACGACTGTATACACAGACGGTTCGGGATTAAGCGATGAGGCGTTTGCATGGCTCAATAAAACAGCGGACAAGGTCTTGAATGCAGCGGCTCTGGTGTTTGTAGTCGAAAGCGGCAAAATTGATTTGAGCAGTATAGAGAAATACAGAGAGCAGTTGACCGCAAACCCATGCATCAATACCGCAGTCAGATATTTCATTACTGATTTAGACGCAGACCTTCTGGGCGATATTAAAACGCTCTCGGATTTCGGGTTCAACAGATTGTATCTGAACCCTGTGCATTTAAATCACGAGCTGCGCGGTATGTGGAAAGATACGGACAAATTTTTAAGTTTCGGCAGAAAGCTGGTTGATTACTATGTAGCCAATAGAGACACAGCTTGGACAAACGGTATTTTCCCGCTTACCGAGATGCATAATTTTACAAGCAGGAGCGAACTCTGGCATGACACCGATGAGGAGATACGGTGTGCCTTTTATGAAGGGCAGCTGATCGAATCTTACGTGATGCCGGACGGCTCGATCTACACATGCAGCAAGGCGCATCTCTTGGGCGACGAGCTCAAGCTGGGATCGGTTCGGCATGGTATCAACAGAGACAAAATCGAGTATGCAAAGGCAAACATGAAGATTGGATGCAAGTGTTACGTCTCGGATGTGTGTTTTAAGGGATGTTACATCCTGCACAAGCTGCTTTCTAAAAAAGGGCTTGTTGATAACCCGAGAACGGATATTCACTGTCTGCTGCGCAAGACGATCTTCAGAAAATTACAAAAGCACAAGGTGATTTAATGTCAACCTATTATGGAAACGGCTCCGACGGCGACAGAGTAATAAGTTCAAACTGGACAATGGATCGGGATTACCAGTGGCAGAATTTAACTGTTAATCCCGGCGTTACTCTTGATACCGCAGGCCGGATCATAAAAGTAAAAGAAACCCTGACCAATAACGGAACGATCACCGACAGCTATAGCGGCGGTGGCGGCGGTGCCGGAGGATCAGGCGGTGCAGGATGTGCAGGAGACGGAAACGGAAGCCCCGGATCGAACGGTTCCGGCGGTGGCGCTGGTGCGGCAGGTGCAGGCAGCGGCGGGACTGGTGCCGGTGGCGGCGGAGGCGGCGCAGGGCAAAGCAATACTTTTGTCACTACCGGAGGCAGCGGTGGTTCTGGAGGATCAGGCGGCAAGGGCGGCGGCGTAGTCATTATCTATGCCAAGAACTTTGTAAATAACGGCACGATTCATGTCAACGGATTTTCCGGCGGCAGCGGTTCAGGCGGCGGCAACGGCCAGAAGGCGGGCAGACTGCTTGATCCGATGTCGCACATTTACGAGGACTATGCTTCAGGGGGAGGCGGTGGCGGCGGAGGCGGAAACGGCGGCAACGGAGGGACGGTCAGTATTATCTATCAGACAAGGACTGTAGGGACAATTATCGCCTACGGCGGTGCCGGGGGAAGCGGTGGTTCAGGTGGTGCCGGGGTCGATACGGGTTCCCCTTTACCGGGCGGGACGGAGTATGTCGGTGGATTGGGCGGTTCGGGAGGAGGTGCGGGCGGAAGCGGCGGCGCTGGCGAAGAAGGAAGCGACGCTTCAGGGAATGGCGGCAACGGCGGTACCGGGGCGACCGGCGCGACAGGCTCAATAATCTGGACATTTAGGGCTGCTTATGATGACAGCGGAATCAGGTACTGCAGGAACTCTGTTGCGGTAGCCATAGCATGCGAAGATTTGAAATCTTCCCATAAACTGCGGTTCCGCAAAGGAAGCGTGACTGTCGGACTGCCGCTTGTAAATGTCGGCGACGAGAACGCATCGCCGTGGCGGATACATGACGGCACAGGAATTAAGGCGGTAGCGCGGTACATATAGGAGGTTTTTTGTATGCCGGTGTTTGGAAAGAAGTCGATCGAGCGTCTTGCAGAGTGTCATCCGAACCTGCAGGCGGTGCTTAATGAAGCGATCAAAATCACAGATTTTACGGTGCTGTGCGGCCACCGCGGAGAGAAAGAGCAGAACGAGGCTTTTGTGAACGGATATTCAAAACTTAAGTATCCGAACAGCAGGCACAATAGAACGCCTTCAGAGGCGGTGGACTGCGCGCCCTATCCTGTTTCATGGAATCCGAAGGATGAGTGCAAGTTCCACTTCATGGCCGGGGTGATTCTTACAGCGGCGAAACATCTCGGCAAATCGATTGTCTGGGGCGGCAGCTGGCAAAGTTTTAAGGATCTGCCGCATTTTGAACTTAAAAAAGGAGGTGAACCAAATGCAAAGCATACTTGACGGGAAAAAGACTTACATCACAGGCGGCATCATGATCGGGCTGTTCATCCTGCAGAACTTCTTCGGCATTCAGGTGCCGACCATCGATGCTTCCGGCAACCTGTTATTGAACGGTTTGGCGCTCATTTTCGGGCGTTCGGCTATTTCAAAAATCGGGCAATAATGACTTGCAATCCCTCTCAAATTATGGCCCCCTACAAGAAAAGGAGGCGGGTCATGATTAAAGAGAACGTGACGGCAAAAAAGAGCAGGTATTTAAGCGTCCGTAACGGCGGCGAGGAGATGTATGTCGAAGACATCCCATCGACCGGCCGGATGCGGGATCACCTTCAGGCGGCAAAGCTGCGCCTGCGTGAAATTCAAAGGGTCATGCCTTTGGGTAAGTGGTCGATCACGATCGAGCAGCAATGGAAGGAAGGCGGCGTTACGCATTTTCAGATGCTCGACGTCTCGACAGGGGAATTGCAGGAATCAGTCCGATGAAAAAACAGGAGGAAGCGATGAAAAAGAAAGTTAAGAAGCAGAAGTGTGTTCAGGCAAAGAAAATGCAGGCTGTTGATCCGAAACCTGCACAGGAAGGGATTGTGCTGCATGCCGGTGCTACACGCAACGTGATGATGATGACAGCCAAGGAGCGCGGGGTTAAAAATTTTCGCGTATTGAATAAGCAGGAGCTGGCAGATGTATTGAAGAATATCGGTGAACAAAAAACGGTTGATGCGATCGTGACCGGGGCAGTCGCCCGGTGGAAGACTGGCTGGGGCACAAAGAAGGTTAAAGATGAAAGTCAGGGCTGAGCTGGATTTAACAGTCGAAATGGGTAGTGTTTCGCATAACGGCACCGGCTGTCAGGGCTATTTACCCGAAGGCACGAGGTATGAAGAGATTGTCCGGGTATTCGGCGAACCCCAGCTTGCCGGGTCCCCGGACAACAAGATCAAGGCCGAGTGGATCGGCAGGATCAATGGCCTTGTGTTTACGATTTATGACTATAAATCCAGCGCTGAGCCCGCGCGCAATACGGACTGGCATATCGGCGGTAAGCAGAAGCTCGTAGCAACGCTGGTAAACATTTACTTTCAAGCGAATTAACCCAATACACAGGGCTGAAAACCTTCGCTGGGGCAAAATACTCGGCGGAGGTTTTTTATTTTTATTGTGAATTTGATTGACTTTGCACCGCTATATTGCTATATTTATAGCACTAAAGACCAAGGAGCAATTATTATGAGCCCGACTGAGAGTGATCCTAAGATGAAAAAAACTACTATAGAAATCAGTGAGGAGCACTATTTTTTTCTGAAAGAGAAGGCTTTGGAGTTGCAAAAGCAGAATAAAAACGCATCGATTATCTCGATTATTCGAGATTTGGTTGAAAAAGATATGAAAAAATGGATTAGCGAAAGATCAAAGGAGTAGTATGACAACTACGTTTATCCCAAAGTATGAACCCGTTGTTGCGGAAACGCATACACCGCCTTATAAAATACATAGATATTTTGCACGAAGGCCTTGGAATGTATTTAAACAACTTGTTGAAGTCTTCAGTTGTCAAAACGACATAGTCCTCGATCCTTTTTGCGGCGGCGGAGTGACAGCTTACGAGGGGATAAGAGCCGGTCGAAAAGTCATCGGTTTCGACATTAATCCTTTATCCATATTTATTGTTAAAAATATGGTTCAAAAGGAAATCCCTCTTCTGGCTCTCGATGAGGCATTTTCTCAGGTTCGTGAATATCTGCAATATTTATATGGAGATTTTAATCGAGTTAATATCAAAGCAAAAACAAATGTTCTCTTTGACGAAAAATTCGAGATTGAATGGAATGAATTAGCATTTAATGTTTATTGTGATCGGTGTGGGACAAAAGTTTTATTGTCTAACAAAAATCGAGTGGCTAATGGGAGGTATTATTGCTCAAATCCTAAATGTGAATCAAGCAGGGATAAGGGGGGATTCCTTCAGCCCAAAGACTGTAAACGGGATGGCTATGAATATTTATTTTCTGTCGTGGGATCATCGCGAGCACAAGAAAAAATAGTGTTTGAAAATTCGCCCGAGCTTTCCAAGCAACTTAAGGGACATATCAAATTTTTGAAGAAGGAACTTATAAAGAAAAAAGCAAAGATAGGAAAAGATCAAATACCCGTTAACTGGGACAGACAGCACGAGGACTTGTTGATTCAAAAAGGGATAGAGACTTTTCAGGATTTTTTCACCGAGAGAAATTTATTACTAAACACGCTAGTTCTTCATTTCATAAACAGCATGAAGGTAGATAAAAAAACATACGCCGCTCTCAGATTGGTTTTTAGTAGTTCGTTGAGAGATACGAACATAATGGCATTTACTAATGAAGACTGGCAATCTGGCAAGCCAACCACATGGGCAAAACATGCTTATTGGGTCCCATCACAATTTTGCGAGGTCAATGTCCTGTCATCAATGGACAAGGCATTTAATAGGGTAAGGAGTGCAATATCGTTTAATCAGCAAGAAGATTATGATGTCAAGTTCGCCGATTCTTTTAAGGCGCTTTCGCATGGAAAAGGTAACTTGTTGTTAAAAAACTTATCAATTGAAGAGTATCCTATTCCCGAGAATTCTGTTGATGCAATTATCACCGATCCACCTTATGGAAGCAATGTCCAGTATCTTGAACTGTCTCATTTTTGGTATGTTTGGAATAAAGACCTTTATGGGAATGTAGCGCCTAATTTCGTGCGTGAAGCTGTTTGTAACAGGAAAAAGAATTTTCGTGGTGCAAAAAATATGAAAGATTATGAAGATAATTTGTATAGAGTTTTTTCAAAATCCTATTTGGCATTGAAACCAGATCGGTACATGGTTCTGACCTTTAACAACAAGGATATGGGGGCTTGGTTGGCATTATTGCTTTCTATATTTAGAGCGGGTTTTGTCCTCGAAGAGAATTGTCTTTATTTTCAGGATGGTGTTGATAATTATAAGCAAACCGCTCATACAAAATATGAGGGGTCGCCTTACGGTGATTTTATTTACGCATTTAAGAAAGAAGATACTCCTCGCTGTTTTGCTAAACAAGTAGCAGAAGATGATTTTATTAAAGATATTGATCGGCTGTTTAAGGCTTTCTTTATGAAATTCAAAAGCATAGAACATGACCGCAATGAGGTGATTAAAGAAATGTTTTTAACTGTTATTCCAAAGATCGAAGCTTTTGTAAAGGGCGGCGGGATTTCAAGCGACAGGCAAAATATTTACTCCCACTTTAATAAAAATTACCTGAAGGAAATTTATGCGTAATATTCCTCGTAAAAGTGCAGAAAACATTATTGAGAACGACAAGCTATATAAGCAGATTGCTCCGAAATATGTGCAATTAATTGATGACCTTAGCAGGAAGTATAAAGTTACTGAAGATGCGTATTTCTCGGAGCTTGTCAATTTTAAACAAAATAAAGAAATTCCTAAACATAGTTGGTTTATTTATAAGCAAGGGTATTCAGAAAGTCTGGTCAAAGAATTAATATTACGAGAAAAGCCTTCGAAAAAATATTATGTTTTGGACCCATTCTCAGGGGTTGGTACCACGAATGTGGTAGCGCAGAGTTTAGGGTATAGAAGTATAGGGTTTGATATTAACCCTGTAGCAACGTTTGCGGCCACAGTAAAGACTTCGCATTTTAGCGATTCAGAGATTGCAGAAATTCGTCATTATATTAAGAATTTCATTCCACGAAAAAGCAATGCTATCCCCGATTCACCCCTACTAGTCAAATCATTTTCTAATAAAACATTTGACTCATTAATGAGCGTTAAGGGGTTTTGTGAGAACCTCTCCAATAAAAAAGTAAGTAATTTTTTTAAGCTGGCTTATTTGTCTATTGTGGAGGCGTGTTCTAATAGGCTCAAGGATGGAAACGGAATAAAAATTGCAAAGAATAAAAAAACTATAAATGATGTATCTGGGCTCTTCCTTAAAAAGGCGGCTATGATGCTAAGTGATCTTTCTTCATCAAACTATAGCCAAAACGCCCTGATTGTCGATGGTTCGCTAAATAATGATTTTAAGGAAATAAGAGACAAAAAGATAGGGATCGTAATATTTTCTCCTCCGTATGCTAATTGTTTTGATTATTGCGAGGTATATAAAATGGAACTATGGATGGGTGATTTTGTGCAAGCATACGGAGACTTTAAGCAATACCGAGACCTTGCTGTGCGATCTCATGTAAATGCTACGTTCAATCACGCTGTTAAGCACAAGAATCCTAAGGTTGATTTAATCGCAGATATGGTGTCCTGCTTTAATGTGTGGAATAAAAATATTCCAGATATGATACGTGGATATTTTGATGATATGACTCAGATATATGAAAAATTATACGCCACCATGGTGAAGGGTTCTAAATGTTTTATTGTTATCGCAAATTCAGGGTATCGGGGCATTCTTGTTCCTACAGATTTATTATTTGCAGATATAGGTAAGCAAATTGGTTTTAAGAACGTGGATATTATTCACGCTCGTAAAATGAGGGCTTCATCACAGCAGATGAAGGAATTGAATGGCCGTTATGGCACTCTTATGAGAGAAAGCATCGTTGTTTTGGAGAAAATATGAAATTTCATCAATTACTTAGAAATAAAAACGGCAGTTGGCGCGAACTGGAAAAGCAGATTGAGCAACTTCTTACAGCGAAGGAGCGGGGAGATGTATTTGAGCAATTTGTGTTCTGCTATTTAGGAATAAAGAAGAGTCTATATCAAATACAGTGCCATTACATGGCGGAAAATATTCCGTTAGAATTGAAGAAGAAGTATCAGCTCGAAAAGAACGACTGCGGAGTCGATGGATTATTTATTCTTCAGGATGGAAGAGTCGCGGCATATCAGGCGAAGTTTAGAACCAATAGAGAAAAGCCTTCATATGAAGAATTGAGCAAGTTTTGGGCAGAGGCAAGACGTACCGACTATCATTATACGATCGCTAATTGCTATGAGCTTTCTCGTCTTTGCGCTAAACATGAAAAACATTTAAGCGTATTGGTGGATGAATTTGATGTTTTAGGGAAAGACTTTTTTGAAGAGCTTTATCAGTTCACAAACGAAAAGAAACGAACGAAGGTATTCTATAGCCCAGATGATTATCAAAAACGAATGATTGCTAATACCATTAACGGGTTTGCAACAAACAATAGGGGTAAACTAATTGCGGCTTGTGGTACTGGAAAAACATTAACGGCATTGTGGATAACCGAACAATTAAAGACTCGAAGCGTTCTTTTTATTGCTCCGAGCTTGGCCCTTATTAAGCAAACGCTAGAGGCGTGGGCAGAGCAAGCGCATATTCCTTTTGGGTATTTGTGCGTATGTAGCGATAAAACCGTATCAACAGATGTAGATGATGGAGATATCTCAATTTCTGATTTGAATGTTCCGGTTACAACGTCCCCGGATGAAATTTGCAGAAACCTAAGTCAAAAAAAATCTGGCAAATTTGTTGTCTTTTCGACGTATCAATCTTTGGATGTCTTATCCAAGGGGCTTAATAAGTTATCCGAATTTAGTTTTGATTTATCCATATTTGACGAGGCGCATAGGACTGCCGGGACAAGTGAATCAGGGTTGTTTGCGCTAGCTTTGGATGACCATAATATCCCCAGTAAAAAACGTCTTTTTATGACCGCCACAGAGCGTCTTGTGCGGCCATGGATTATGAAAAAAGCTAAAGAGATGAATAGGGTTGTTTTCTCTATGGACGATCCAAGGTTGTACGGTCATGTGTTTGATCGATTTTCATTTGGGGATGCGATTCAACACAAAGTCATATCTGACTATAGAATTATTGTTGCGGGCGTAAAGAGTAAGGAAATTTATAACTGGATTAATTCAAATAAGTTATTAGTCGATGTGGAAAAAGGATCAGAAGAATATCTTACTTACGCTCAGAATATTTTCCGGCAAGTAATGTTGATAAAATCGATGAAAGAATTATCAATAAGGAAATGTATTACATTTCATTCTACGGTAAAGAATGCACAGGCTTTTATAAATGGGGTAAGCGCCTCGGATTTAAATTTTAAAGTAGCCGTTCATAAATTATGGCCAGAATTAGGCGAAACCGATATCTATTTGGATCATCTTAACGGTTCCATGAGCGCAGGCGATAGGAAGGAACGGCTTGATTTATTTAAGTCACATAAATATGGGGTTATTTCGAATGCGCGATGTTTAACCGAAGGGGTTGATGTTCCCATTATTGACAGCATTTATTTCGTCAATCCGAAAAACTCACTAATCGACATTGTTCAGGCGTGCGGAAGGGCTTTAAGAAAGCCAAGAGATAGGCATGATAAAATTGCTTATTTCATCGTGCCAATTTTATTGCCCGACGTCGAGGACCCCAGGGAAGTTATTAATCAAATTGATTTCGAGATGGTGCATAATTTAATTCAGTCTTTACGTGATCAAGATCAGCGACTTGAACAGTGGATAGACCGAATCAACTTAAGCGCCATAAAAGGAAAAACCAAGAAATTTACTACTGATACAGATTCTCCAATTGTTCTTAGTTTGCCTACCGAATTTGATGTGAAAGCATTCGAAGAGAATTTATATTTGAGAATAGCGGAAGTTAATGGCGAGCCAACTAGGATTGGATATAAGACTATTAAATATGGAAAGACAGAGCGAAAAAGTGAATTTAAGAGGATCTTCAAGACTCTTGGCGATTATTCGATAGAGTCCTATAGGGATAGTTTGGTAATTCCTACTATCCAAAGATTCAAAAATATTGGTGAAGAGGTATCAATAGATAAAATTCAGGTTAATCATAACAATGTGTCGCACACCGAACGACTTGGTTTGATTACCAAAACAAATGGGGACAAGTTTAAATTGTCACCGATCGGTGATCAGTTTTTTAATAAAAATATAGATTTCGAGACTTTGTTCAGGCGCCAGATGTTGCGTTATTTTTCCGTAATTAACGATGAAGATGGAAAAAGAATTTTATTTCCTTATCGCGCATCGCTGAAGATATTATTAAAAACTGGGACGATCAACTTTGTAGAATTCGTTTTTGGACTTTATTCAATGGTAGATTCATCTGACGAAGCTATTAATGAATCTGTGGAAAGTATCAAATATCTTCGAAGCCACTATCCCAATCTTGAGCTTATAAACAAGTCAAATCAACCAAAAGTGCTTCATGAACTGAATACTTTTTTTGGGACTAATTTCTCCGATCGCGATCTTTGGCATAAGAAGACCACCATTGTTAACCAGTATATCTATTTCAGAAATCATTTGGCCGCGTTTGACAGCATGATCTCAGTTGATGATAAAACTAAAATAATAAGTTTAATTATTGGAAAAGAAAAAGAGCTTGAGAGAATGCTTGCACAAGACGCTAAACTCGAAACTGAGAATAATGAAGATTCATTAAAGCGGCAATATCTAAGCTCTTTCCTAATGTTTATTTTGTTTTCAATGTGCAAATGATGGGAGCTTGAAATCATATGGAGAGGAGCTCTATCAAGGTAGGAGTGGAATATGGCGAAGCATAGGTCGTTTAAGCTGGATAAATATCTCAAAGCGGTAGACGCGGGCCTGCGGGCAGAGTATTTCACAAAGCATAGTCTTACGTTCCCTGCCGGTATCAATTTTGATGACGACAGTCTTGATAAATTTTTGGAGACCATCGCAGAAGCCAAGCGTGTTGAAATCGAAGAACAGCTTCACTGCATTAATGATACTGCGGAACAAGCCCGGGATTGTTTAGAGCAAGCCTGTCAGCAGTTCAGCATTCAAAAGCAGGATGATGAGACTTCCGAAACAACTGCCATGCGGGTATTCTTGAAAGGTGAAGATGCTTTTTCGCTTGCCTTTGATGCATATCTGTATTACGTCCTTTCGGAAAAGTTGAGCCATCATAAATTTCAGAGCGGCACGGCGAATTTCGGCGACGGGCAATTCCCGCAGTTCAGATCGGCCGTCGAGGCGCATTTTAAGGATTGCGGGAAGAGCGACCATTGCGATATCCGTCATCGGCAGGACGGCGATAAGCATATACTGCTGGTCGCCCGGGGCGACTTTATGAAAACCCATCTCATTTTTGATGAAGCTAAAGGCAAGCCCGACATTAGTTCATTTCGACCAGCGAAGGAAGATATGCTGGTCTATAACACAACCAATAAAGTTTTGAGCATGAGCTTGAGCGGCCGGAGCGATGATGACAAAAAGAAATACCTCGAGATGTTTGGCAGTGCTTTTCTTGGTCTGGCACAGATTGACGATGCTACGCTTAATAATTCCCTTGTAGATATTGATCCGATAAAAAAACGGACGTTCAACTTTAACGGCAATGAACAGATCGAATCTGTGAAGCTTATTGAGGTAAACGCCAAGGTTGGCAACGGCGGAATACGGATGATTCTTAGATCGAATGATCTTGCGAATATGCAGGGTTATGGAATAGGTAAAGATGGGAATGCCGAGTTTGTGTCGGCGAAGTTGAAGTTTTTCGTTAAGCGGGACGGCAAAAAAAGCAAAGGTTACGTGGTAGATATTAGACCGCCTGAAAACAGCAAGATACCGCAGAAGAAGGAAAAGCAGATCATTGAGGCGTTTCTGCGTGAGCAAGGAGTCCTGCTTGAGTGA